GGGCAAAGCAACTACTTCATCACAAGTCTTGCAAATTGCTAATGACACTGCTCGATTAAATGTCAAGAAGTCAATCCTTGCCTTGGAAGATGCAATTGCCTCTAAGGATGAAGCAGCGATTGTGGCTGCAACCAATAAACTTAATGCAGACCTTAAAATCCTTGGAACTTTAGGTCAGCAAAATGTAAAACTTTTAGACATTAAATCTATCCTTGATACCTTGATGCCTAAAGATCTTATCAATCTTGCTAATCTCAATGAGGCTTTGCGCCTACTTGGTCTTATCAATCTCGCCAACACTGGCTCTAAGACTGCATCAGCAGCAGCCACCCCAGCACCATCTATTTCTGGTATGACTCCAGCTACAACTATCGCTGAAACTAATGCCAATGTTGCTGCTCTGGCTGGCGTGATAACTCAGATCCAGCCTAACCTTAAAGAATACACACCCAACACAGGCATACTGTCAGGTATTAGTCCTAATGGTCGTGAGTTTAACTTTACTGTCAATGTGAACACAGGCATCGGTGATCCTAACGCCATTGCAGAGGCTATTGAGAATGTATTGGTTGAGGCTAACTACCGAGGCACACTCAGAGGATTAATCTCGGTATGACATGGCTTCCAGAATGGCGAGTGACAGTAGGTGATGATGTCTATACGACAGTCACCTCTGTCTCTTTTGCCTCTGGTCGTTTAGATATTGATCGACAAGCCACAGCAGGTTACTGCCAAGTAGAAATTATCAACACTACCAATGCAGCCTTTACGATTAATGTTACTGAGCCAATTACCCTAGAGTTAAAAAATGGCAGTGGCACTTATGTCACCGTGTTTGGTGGCGAAGTATCAGATTTCAATGTGGGAGTCAGAAGCCCAGATGAAACTGGCTATATCACCACTGGCACAATTCTTGGCATTGGCTCACTGGCTAAACTGACAAAGGTTGTTTATAACACAGCCCTTGCAGAAGGTTTAGATGGCGCACAGATAAGTGCGATCCTTGGCGCAGCTCTTAACCTGTCATGGGCAGAAGTAACCCCAACAGATATATGGGATACATATCCAGCGACTGTCACATGGAATGATGCCGAGTCCTACATTGGCACTATTGACTCAGGCTTTTACACAATGATTGCCCTTGCAGCTAGTCCTTCTGCCAAGTCTCAGACTCTTGCAGACCAAATTGCTACTAGCGCACTAGGTCAGCTTTACGAGGAGAAAGATGGAGATGTCTCTTATGACGATGCAGACCACAGATCTAACACTCTTGCAGCAAATGGCTATACTTTCCTCGATGGCTCATTTGCATCACCATCCTCTATCAAATCCACAACTCAGACTGCTCGCATCCGTAACAGCCTTATCTATCGCTATGCCACAGGATACGGATCAACCTACAGTACCTCTGATACCGACTCTATAGCCTCTTACGGCCTGTTTGAGCGTTCCTTTGACTCTAACATCAAGAACCTTGCAGACATTACGGATATTGCCAATAGAGAGCTCAATCTAAGGCGTGTGCCTAAAGGCTCACTAGGAGCTATTACCTTTCGCCTAGATAATCCAGACATGACCACGGCGATGCTTGACAGCCTAGTGGGAGTTTATTTCGGTCAGCCTGTGCTTATCAGCAATCTGCCAAGCAATCTTCTTGGTGGCACCTTTGAAGGTTTTGTAGAGAATGTAGCTCTTAGGGCAACTCCAAGTTATGTAGAGATAACCCTTTACATCTCAGCTACAGAGTTCTCATTATCAACGACACAATGGGATACAGTTTTGCCTAGCACAATAGACTGGGCAAGCACAAATGCTACACTTATCTGGAACAACGCGACAGGAGCACTATCTTAAATGGCAACAAGTCCGATCTATAGCTGGCCAGAGCCAGACAATACAGATCTAGTAAAGAATGGCGCGTTAGCGATTCGCACACTAGGCAACGCTATTGATACCACAATGGGCACAATGACGCCTAAATCAACCTTCACAGCTAAGGGATCTATTGCTGCCGCTACGGCTGCTTCTACTCCTGCCAATGTAACTGTTGGAGCAAACGGAACAGTCCTTACAGCGGACTCAACTGCTGCAACTGGTGTAGCCTGGGCTGCGCCTGCATCATCATCACCACTTACAACAAAAGGTGATCTTTACACTTACTCAACAACAAATGCAAGACTAGGTGTCGGATCTAACAATCAAGTTCTTACAGCAGATTCTTCAACAGCGACAGGATTAAAATACACAGGCGATTGGATTGCTTTTACACCAACTTGGACGGCAGTAGGAACAGCACCTGCCATTGGTAATGGAACATTGACAGGCGGTTACAGACGAATTGGGCAACAAGTTAATTTTTGGATTGAGTTTACCGCAGGTTCGACAACAACTTTTGGTACAGGCGCTTGGAGATTTACTTTGCCTCAGGTTGCTTACACGGCTGAATGGAATTATGCACATGACACTATGGTGCTTGATGCTGGCACGGCTTGGTATAAAGGTTACTACGGAGCGGGCGTAGATAATGGCTGGAACGATAAGTTTGAGATTTTTAATCCTGCTTTTTCTGCAACAGTAGGACAAGGCACGCCTATGACTTGGACAACAAATGATGCACTTCGCATAATGGGAAATTATAGAGGAGTTTAATATGACATTTACTTTTAGTGCGGCTTTTCCAGATGCAACGAATGAGCAAAAGTGGGAACAGATTAGGCTATGGCGTGATGCTAAATTATCTGCTTCTGACTGGACAATGCACACAGATGCGCCAACTGACAAAGTCAAGTGGGCTTCTTATCGTCAAGCGTTGCGCGATCTACCTGCACAGGGTGGCATCGCAGATGCAGCGGAGTTTCCTGTTGCACCATGAAACCTCGATTAAGTAAAGCAGCTCAACAACTTCGAGAACAATTTGATGATTCATTCTCAGAGCGTGATCGTGCGAGTGACGGTTGGATCGCAGATATACGGCACATGCGTGCTGGCAAGTCTGATCATATTCCAGATGCTCAGGGATGGGTTCGTGCTATCGACATCGATGCTGATCTCTCAGGCAAATCCAAACCAGAGATCATGCCAGATCTTGCAGATGAGATTCGAAAGTATGCAAAGTCTGATAGCAAGAAAAGAATTGCTTACATCATTTTCAACGGCAGAATTGCCTCTCCTGTCCTCGGATGGAAATGGCGTAAATACACAGGGGCTAACAAACACATCAAGCACGCGCATATCAGCTTTACGAAAAAGGCTGACGATGATGGTGCTTTTTTTCAGATACCTATGTTAGGAGCTAGTAATGCACGAATTGAAGAAGATGTCAGGATCGTGGGTAAGAGCCTTCCTTGCGGCTGTTCTCACACTTGCGGCATCGGGAGTGACTGACCCTAAAGCGTTAGCCTATGCAGGCGTTGCTTCTATCCTGCCTCCAGTATTGCGCTGGCTAAATCCTAAAGACGATTCCTACGGAATAGTCGAGTGACACAGACAGACTTCTTTAGCCTTTACATAAGCACCTTGCTAATCATTGGTGGTCTTGCAGGCTATGTTATTACTCATCTACTATCAGAGATTAAGCGACTCAATCAGCGTGTCGATGAGATCTATAACATACTCTTAGAGCGATAATTTTGTCATGGCTAAAAAAAGGGTTATAGATCTTGACACTTATAGCGCGTTAGATGTATGGGCTATTGGGTTACAAGAGATGTATAGAGCTTTACGCAGGGCAGGCTTTGATGTTGATTTAGCTCTAGCCGTGATTGTTGAGCCAATGGCTTATCCTCGCTGGATCCTGCCAGAGCCAGTTGAAGCAGAGAAGTTTGGCGACTATGAAGATGAGGATGACGATTAAGCGAATAGTCGTAGTCTCGGACTTACAAGTCCCTTACCATGACAGGGTTGCAACTAAGAACCTTGCAAGCTTCATCACAAAGTTTAAGCCAGATCAAGTAGTCACAATAGGCGATGAGATTGACCTGCCACAGATAAGCAAGTGGGAAGAAGGTCGCATGGGCAGTTATGCCCAGACCCTAGATGATGATCGTAACGAGGCTGTGCAGCTTCTCTGGGATTTAGGCGTTACAGATTGTATCCGTAGTAATCACACAGATCGTTTGTATAACATCATCATGGCTAAAGTCCCTGCCTTTGGTGCATTGCCAGAGCTTCGCTTTGAGAAGTTTCTCAAGTTTGATGAACTAGGCATTACCTTCCACAAGAATCCTATGGCTATTGCTCCTAACTGGATTGCAGTTCATGGAGACCACACACCAATTAAGCCACAAGGGGGTCTATCAGCCCTAGAGGCAGCCCGTAGGCATGGTAAGAATGTCATCTCAGGTCATACTCACAGGGCAGGCCGTTCGGCCTTCTCAGAGGCTTCTGGGGGCCGTATAGGGCGTGTTTTGCATGGTGTCGAGGTCGGAAACCTCATGGACTTTAAGCAGGCTCATTACACAAAGGGTTCAGCCAACTGGCAGCAAGCCTTTGCCATTATGTATGTGCATGGATCAAAGGTGCAGGTTGATTTAATCAACATCGAAAAGGACGGCACATTTATTGTGTCTGGCAAGTCCTACGGCAGACCTAGATAATCGTTATCGTTTCGTTACCTAAATGTGTTAGACATTGTCGGATAGGCGTGAGACTCTAAGTCTGTAAGCCAGACGAGGGCGCTGGATGCAGATCGGTACATAATGATTAACTCAGTAGTAATTATAGGAATGATGGGATTGTTGTTTATATCCAATGTCATCTGGTATTCACAAGGCTTCAAGGATGGTCGTAGAGAGGGCTGGCATAAGGCTCGCAATCTAGGGCGCAGCTTGGCCGATAAATGAGAGCCAATGAAATCTTACTAACAGCCACAGACACGATTAGAGATCGTGGGCTTCAATATGGACATCCTGCCGACAACCTAGAGCACACAGCGATGTTGCTAAGTGCATACTTAGAGATGCCTATCCATGATTATCAGGTGGCAGGGATCATGGTGTTAGTTAAACTGGCTAGAACTAATCAATCAGCACAGCACATAGACAACTGGATTGATCTATGCAGTTATGGCGCACTGGCTGGACAACTAGCCACAGAGGAGAACGAACTCTATGTTTAATTTAGCCGATTACGAGACAGTCGAGGTGAGACTTGAAAAGTTTATTAAGGATTATCCAGATTTTCGCATTGCAACAGAGCTGGAAGTTGTCGAGAAAGATAGATACATTGTTAAAGCGTATTTATACAAAACTTCTACAGATAGCGTTGCGTGGACGACAGGATACGCGGAAGAAAAAGTTACTGATCGAGGTGTTAATAGCACTTCAGCATTGGAGAATTGTGAGACTTCAGCAATCGGCCGCAGCCTTAGCGCTGCAGGTTATGCTGCTAAAGGAAAGCGTCCAAGCCGCGAAGAAATGACAAAGGTAGTAGCACAAAAGCCTGTCAAGCCTGCTGTTGCAGATGTGCAGGATTATTGGACAACTCCAGTCAATGAATACATGAAGGTCGTAGATGCTCCAGTAACGCTAGACAAAGCTCTAGATCTAGTGCAGGACATACTAGGCACAGGTGAAGCACAAGAAGCACCACAATGCAAGCATGGACACATGAGATGGCGTGAAGGTGAGAAGAACGGCAGAGCATGGGGTGGTTATCAGTGCAATCAAATGAACGCAGGTGGAATTAAATCTGATTGTCCAGCAATCTGGTACAACATAGGCAGCGATGGTAAATGGCATCCACAGAAAGCGAGAGTATAATGGGTCATGTAGGGATTAAGATCAATGGCGAATGGCTAGATTTAATGTCAGCCTTCATCGCTTGTCAGTTATGCAATGAGCCAGTTCAGATCCGTGAGTTAGAGAATATTTCATCTGACTCAGTCAATGGCATTGTTATTTGGCAATGTGGTAAATGCACAGCAGTCAATGGCTAGTCAGCACAGAAAGCACAGAGGTTTCCGCACAGAACGCGTAGTAGCTGAGTACCTATCGACTTGGTGGCCGGGCGCATGTGTGGGAAGGGGTAGTGGCAAAGACTGCATCAATGTACCGTTCGATGTTGAAGTGAAAGCCCGCGCTGGATTTCAACCATTGGCTTACTTGAAGCAATTGAAGGCTCGGACATCTGTTTCGGGGCAACTCGGATTCGGAGTCGTAAGACTTAATTCGCAAGGAGAAGATGCTGCCGAGTATTGTGTAGTCATGCGATTAGGTGATCTATTGCCACTACTCATTTTAAAATACGGTCACTTAGACAATCAACCCACAGAGGCAGACATAGACCGATGCTCTGGATGTGGGTCATACATGATCAGGAGATGCTTAACTTGCCAACCTATGACTACCGATGCCAATCCTGCAATCTATCTCAAGAAGTCACTCACGGATTCGACAGTAGACCAGTAGTGCCATGCCAGTTATGCAATGCTCCCATGATCAAAGGCTTTAGTGCCTCAGCTATACATTTCAAGGGCAAGGGCTTCTATATAAGGGATAAATAGTTATCCAGAGAAGTTATCCACAGGGTATAACAAAGGAGTTATTCCAATGCGACACACCGCTCTGACCAGCACTTATATAAATGGATTTGACAGCAATGGTACGCTAACGACGCAGAGCCTCTCAAAGGCTCACCGCAAGCCCCTGAGGGGCGTAGCTTGCGGGGTGCTAGTAGCTATTGGGATATCTCTATTGCTACCGTATGAAGCAGGTTCTACAAATCTAAATGATATATCTATGACTCCTAAGCAATATGCATATTACTCATTAGGAGATGTTAAACAATACAAATGCATTGCAGCTCTATATGGTAAAGAGAGTGCATGGAATCCTAAAGCAGTTAATGGTAGTCATGCTGGGATACCACAAGGTAGATCTAAATGGCTATTAACAGCTACACCAATACAGCAAGTAGAGTGGGGCTTACGCTACATTAAGCATAGGTACTCAACGCCTTGCAAGGCTTATGATCATTGGAAGGCTAAGGGATGGCATTAGACAAGCTGAACAGTAGGCGTTATCGCGAACAGCGACAGCGTGTGTTCATGCGCGATGGTAGAGCTTGTCAATTGTGTGGTACAGATGAGGGTGAGATGCACATCGATCACATCATCCCACGCAAAGCAGGAGGAGATCACTCGTTAGACAATCTTCGTGTCCTGTGTAAGTTATGTAACCTACGCAAGGGTGCGCTCAATGAAGGGGTTTTTTTAGCAAGGACGGCTAC